AGCATCCCTTCCTGCCTGAGTGTCAGGTAGATGTGCTTCAACAAGTAAGCCCTTAGCATCTTCAGTCAAAGTCAAAGTGCCTGCACGAGTAGAACCTAGAACTGTTCCTGTGTCGTGATTCCACAAAAGTTTGACATCATTACGAGAACTCAATGAAGCTCTAAACGCTCCAGGTGCAATCGTCTCAGTAAAAGGAAGTGGCTGAGAAGGGGAATTGAATACAGCTGCATAACCCCTAAGAGTCATGCCATCACCTTCAGCACGAATCTCCAAGTCACGAATAATCTGCCTACGCTCAATACCCTTACCTACACGCTCACCACGCTTCGCCAATTCAGCAACATGCATAGGGTCAATGAAACGAACACTATCCATCTGCATATCCTGCATACCGGTCATGCCAGGCATCTCGGTCATAGGCATCTCATCAGTCGGCTGTGCAGGGTCATGCACTTCCCCAACTTCTTCAATGTCAGTTGCATAAGCGTTACGCAAATCATCACCAATAACAGTTCCCAACTGCCAATGCCACTTAGAGAACCTATCCTGCAAATCTGCAAGGAAATTATAGATACCCTGCTGATTCAGATCATCAGCACAGTCAAGAGTTGTAACAATCTCTTTCAACAAAATCTCATTCGCCTTATATAAAGCCAAAGACAACTGAACAGGGTCGCCACCAATAAAGGTTGCATCAATCTCAGTTTCAGCAACAAACTCAGGCAACATAAACTTTGCGTCAACATCTAACTTACGAATGTTCTCAGCTGTAGGGTCAATCGCAGCATCATAATCTTCATAAATCTTTTGAAAAAACTTGTGGAACTGTGGAAACAAAACACCCTTAACATTCCAATGCGCTCCATGAGCCAAGAACTTAGCAGACACAAGATTAGCCATCAGGGAACAGAGTTCTGCAGCCAAATACTCTTTAGTAGGCTCAACCGCTTCAACAGCAATAGGCTCAAGATCACCCATGTCACGCTTCACATCATAAGTAATCGTCTTAGGGTCATAAACTTCCTGAACACCAGCAGACTTATATGCTGCACGAGCTTCAGGGTTATTGTCAACCGCAAACTTCACATCTTCCCCATCACTAATCAACTGTTTCGCCACGCTACCCTTCCAAGAGTTAGTATCTGCTGCAGGAATAGAAGAAGGTCTCATAATCAGTTCACGATACTGAACATTAAACTCATCCAACTGATCCATAGTCTCAACTCGCTGAGACTCATCACGACCAGTCACAACATACAGTTTCACATTCTGGTGATCTAGCCAATCAAAGTAATCCTGATGCAACACACCATTCACAATCAAAGTGTCATCAAGGTCAGTAATTCCAACCTGAGCAACCACGTCACGCTTATTCATTTTTGCATCCAATCCATTAACCCATTCTTGTGCAGCATCGCCACCCCAAGCATCCCAAGCCACACGGCCTGCACTTGGAAAACCTTTATCTCTGTTATCGAAACCAACAGCCTTCTTATCAACTTCATGCCTAGCAAAATAAGACAACATCCGATTTACAACATCAGCCGAAACATCTTTACCAGAAGCAAGCTGAACAGCCCTAGCCCTACCAACATCAGTAAAACCAGCACCAGCCAAACCATCAGCAATCCACTTCAAAGCACGTTTAGCTGCAACAGCAACATCAGCAGGCGGAGAATACATACCCGAATCGACAGCACGCTCACCACCAGGGGGCATCTTCTCAGCAATACTCAAAGCAACCATCTGAGCAATAGCAGTCTTCTTATCAGGATGAGAACCCAAAACAGTTCCATCCTCCTTCACAGTGTCCCAACCAGCATCAGTCTTAGAAATAAAATATGGCATTATTGACCTGTCTCATAACTACCTGTAGGAACAGTAGTCGGATTTTGTAGCTGAACAGTCGGCAAACCTGTATGAGCAATCGGGTTTAAGCCCAAAGACTTCAAAACATCTTCAGGAACAAAACCAAGTCCGATAAGTTTCTGTGCCATAGCAACCTTAGACTCATTCTCAGTCAAACCAGCAGCATTAATATCAACGTTAGCCAAAGGCACACGAATAACATCACCACCATTGATAGGTGGCATGTTCTCTTTACGTCTAACTTCATTAGTTGACATCACACCATTTTGAAGCATCTTCGCATAACCTTCAATGCGAGTCGCATAATCGCCACGAAGCAAACCATCAGTATCCCACTGCAAATAAGCGAAATCAGGTAGCAACGCACTAAAAGCATCTTCCAACTTTGCGAGCCAGGGGTTCAAAGTATGTGTGACAAAGCTGATAGCGTTCTGCTCATTTGAATTGTAGGATGTTGAACCCTTCTCATTTAAACCAATCATGTTAGTAGGCACACGAAACATGCGAGCAACATCCTCAACAGCGAGCCTACGAGAATCAAGCATCTGAGCCTGATCGTTAGCAACCATAGTCGGCTTAAAAGTTGCACCGCCAGATAAAATACCGGTCTTATGTGCTCTACGATAACCCTTATGCTGTCTATCAAAACTCTTAGACAAGTTCTCTGCCTGTTCAGCAGTCAACGCACCTGGATACTCAATCACACCATTTTGAGTCGTGCCTTGCCCAAAGAAACGAGCTGCAAAACCTTCCAAAGACATAGACAAACCTAAGTTCTCTTTAAGCGTGTCAATAGTTGACTTACCACGAATATCGCCTGGCATCAAAATGCTACCTGTGATATGTAAAACATCATCAGTAGATAACTCTTTACCATCTTCACCCTGATAAGTGAAACGCTTAGTTCCATTAGCTTTACGAGTGACAGCAACCTTTATCGGGTTCAAAACCATCATGCTCAAAATCTGGCCTGTAATCGGGTCACGGAAAATCCTGACAAACGCATTACCATCCAACAGCAAACTAATCATGCACTGCTGCCAAAAACTGTTGCTATTTATCATGGCATCAGGTCTATTAACCCAAGCAGGTCTAGGTCTAAAAGGTGTAGGAATACCATTCTTCCTAATATATGAATCAACAGGCAAAGCCGAAATAGTGTCAGAAATCAAAGACACACAAGCCCACACACTATTGATAGTCAGAGCAGTCGTATAGTCAATGAACGCACCTGACTGTGTTTCAAAACTTGTCAGATCACCTGCACCCCAAATAGTTTGAAACGAAATTGCACGACTTTCGCCACCACTAAGATTTCTCAGCATTACTTATCGCCTTTATCTAAAGCCAAACCAAACAACAAAACACCAACACCAGCAAGCACAACACCTGCAGGAACATAAATCAAACCAGCACCAACAGCCACAACAGCTATACCAAATGCCTGCAAAATCGTAGGTAGCAAACTCATCCTTAGTTAGAAGAAAAACTCTGGCAAAGCCATCGTTTCTAGTTTACTCGTTGCCCTGTCATAAGCGATAACAAAAGCAACAGCAGCATCAATACGCCTAGAACTTGCACGAGACTCTTTCACAATCCTCGGCCCTAAGTTATCTATCTTCAACTTGCAGTTATCGATGTGCCTGGCAAGCAACGGACTGCCATCGTGCGTCAAAGTGGCTTCAGTAACCGAATCATAAACCTTTGCACAAGCCTTCACCATTCGAGATGGTGAAGTTGACGGCCATTCCACAATCGGCAAACCCAAATCTTGCAAAGCCTGCATAGTCCGTTGCCAGCGAAAAGGGTCAAACGCAATCTCTTTAGTGTTTGGATGTTTCTGAGAAAAATCTATAATCGTTCGCTCCACATCAAGAGTATCCACACGCCAATCATCAGGGTCATTCGGTTGCTTCTCCCACGCCTTCACCAACCAAACATGTGGCTTATCATCCTTGCTCTTAGGAACAGTTACAGCAACAATCGCAGTCGTATCACCATTAAACGAACCATCAACACCCAAAACCACATCAGCAAAATCATCTACAGTCACAGCAACACGCAACTTTGACCACAACCCTGCAGGCAACCATGCGTTCTGACTGCTAACCCACTGATTACATCTCTTAGTCCGAAACTCTGCTTCAGGTGTCCTCTTGACCATAGACTCAAAATCTGCTTTAGAGTTCAAATCGCCATAGCCAGGATTAGCTTTAATCCAAGTGCTTTCCAACTTATGATCGTCTTTCTCATCGGCCTGCCACCAAGCCATGTAGAAGGTAGGGTCATCAATCTCACCGCTAGCAACCTTCTTGCCATACTGATACAGCTGGTAAGCAATACTGTCCTGACCATTACTATCAGTCTTTACACCACAAGTAGTTGTTGCAAGCATCATCGGCTGTTTACGAGAAGCCTGAGCAAGTTGCATAACATCCCATAGCTCTCTATTAGGCAAAGCATGTGCTTCATCCATAATTACTGCACTAGGGTTCAAACCTTCCTTAGAATACGCTTCAGCCGAAAGCACACGCCAGATAGAACCGGTAGAAGGAACTTCAATCACATCCCTGTAAATGTTGCACATAGCAGCAAGTTCAGGTTCACGCTCAATGATCTTCCTGGCATCTCCAAACGTAATTCTTGCCTGCTCCTTCTCAGCTGCACAAGAATAAACTTCACCACCATCATCACCATTAAACAAAAACCAGAGTCCCAAACCTGTGACCAGAGCAGACTTACCATTTTTTCTAGCCTTACCCCACAACGCTGTTCGCTTCTTAAACAACCCCTGCTCGTCAAGTTCAAGCGTTTCGTGAAGCAACTGTTCCTGCCATGATCTAAGGCGAATAGGCTCACCAGTATTACCGGCAACAGAATCCTTAGTCAAAGTCACAAACGTATTGATAAAGTCAACAGCATCAGCCCCACGACTGCCGAACTCTAACTTTGTAGGAGTCACCAAAGCAGGTGGCCAACTACTCAGACTGTTCAACGACAATCACCTGTTCACGTTCTTCTTGACGTTTACGAAGTTGCTCCATCTTAGACTCGACCTTTACTTCAGCAACACCCAACTTCATGCGATCAGTAGGAGTAAAACCTAGAAGACTCAAGTTAGAGCGAATACTCTTCTCAAGTTCACGCAAAGCCGAACGCTCATGCCAGGCTTCAACATTCAACAAAACATAAGCTCGCAAATGGTCACGCTCATCCAACTGCTCACAAGTCATCTGCAACAACTGAATATCAGTATTAGCACTCAACCAACTAAAACCCCTAGTCCAAGTCCTATCCCACAAATCCAAACCCGAACCAGACAAAGGCTTCAAAGGCTCAGGCACTTGCGAAATAGCAGGCAAAGCAACAACATTAGAAGGCATCTCTTTAGAATAACCCTTAGCCCCGAGTTTTCTTTTGACTTCAGCAGGCTTACCAGGATTAGGCATCAGACTCTGTTTCCCTTCTTGATGTTACAAATCCAATGAGCCAACTTCAAATTATCAAGCACATCTAATCCACCTTTAGACAAAGGAATAACATGATCTATAGTCGCACCAAATCGACTATTGCGAGCTAAGGATAAATCAATCTCAGTATCACAAAGATGACAAACATTTCCATCACGCTCAATCAAAACATCGGCACTAATACGCAAAGGATTAGAAACTCCTTGTCGTTTAAGAAATGCTCGCCTATATCTTTCACGTTGTCGAACCAAGGCACAAGGTCTACAAAAACGACCATATTTGCTTGCACCAATAAAAGTGTCTTTGTTTATCTTTTGATGACAACGACTGCAATCTGCAGAATAAGGTCTTCCTCCCCTAGCCGCTGTTTTAGCTTTACTATCAACAGCAAGTTGTTTTGAACGACAATTTGAAGAACAAAAGCGTTGAGCCTTTACGTTAGTTAAATAAACACAGAAACAATAGACACAAGACTTTTCAATCTTAGGAACTTTAGGCTTCATGGATTTTAAGTATTTATCTCCGTGTTTCTTGCTGCAGTATTTCTTAGGATTACCAGCTCCACGTTGATCTAAAATAGCACTACACAAAAGACAAGTAATCGGCTTATCTAAAATCTTTATCTCACCACGAAATAACTTGCCACAATAAGAGTTACAAAATAACTGATTACGCCCCATTTTGCCTTTGAGTTTATCGGGTAATACCGACTGACAATTTTTGCACTTTTGCATGAACACAGTTTATCAGCAGTTCAAGACAAACTAACTAGAACACTTTTGATGCTTCCATACCTGCAAAAAAG